TGTTTATAAAAGAAAAAACAATAAAATTTTGTAAACAACAAGAATTAAAAAAAGCTATTAGAAAGGTAGAAACTATATTAGAAAAAGGTGACTTTGAGAGTTATGATTTGTGTGAAGAGTATATAAGAGAAGCTATTAGTATTGGGGAGGGTGATGAAGGAACAGTAGAGGTATTTCACAATCTAGAGGATGTTTTAAAAGAAGATTACAGACACCCAATCCCTACTGGTATAGACGGTATCGACAATTTATTAAATGGTGGTCTAGCAAAAGGTGAGTTAGGTGTTATCCTAGCACCTACTGGGGTTGGTAAAACTACTATACTAACAAGATTCGCTAATACAGCTTTTAATATGGGGTATAACGTTCTACAAATATTTTTTGAAGATAACCCTAAAATAATACAAAGAAAACATTTTACTTGTTGGACTGGGATAGAACCTCAAAAACTAAGTGAAAATAAAGAAATAGTACTTTCTAAGGCTGATGAGATGAAAAAAAATGGTGGTAAGTTAATATTAAAGAAATTGGCTTCGGACGAGTTTACCATCGCTCAAATTAAAAACCAAATCAGAAAAATAACAGCAGAAGGTATTACTTTAGATATTGTGGTTTTAGATTATATAGATTGTGTCATACCAGATAGGAGTTATAATGATGAATGGAAAGGTGAAGGTTCTGTTATGAGAAAATTTGAAGGTATGTGTCATGAATTAAATTTAGTTGGTTGGACCGCAGCACAAGGTAATAGGTCATCAATCTCCTCTGAAGTGGTAACAACAGACCAAATGGGTGGGTCCATTAAAAAAGCTCAAGTAGGACATGTCATAATTTCAGTGGCAAAAACACTACAACAAAAAGAATTGGGGTTAGCTACTATCGCTATTACTAAATCTAGACTGGGTCAGGACGGTATTATATTTGAAAACTGTACATTTAATAATGCCACCCTAGAAATAGACACCCAATCAACACAAACCTTTTTAGGTTTTGAAGAAGACAAAACACAAAGAAACCGAAAAAGAGTAATGGATGCTCTGGAAAGAAGAGAAAAAGTATTAAATAAATAAATAAAAATAAAAAATATGGAAATTTCAAACAAAATTTTATCGGACATAACTGTTCATATGAAATATGCAAAATACACACCGGAGTTAGAAAGAAGAGAAACTTGGGATGAATTAGTTATGAGAAACAAAGCCATGCATATAAAAAAATACCCAGAACTAGAGAGTGAAATACAAGAAAAATACAAACTAGTTCACGATAAGAAGGTGTTACCATCAATGAGGTCAATGCAATTTGGAGGAAAACCAATCGAAATATCACCAAATAGGATTTATAATTGTGCGTACCTACCATTAGACCATATAGATTCGTTTAGTGAAACAATGTTCTTATTATTAGGAGGAACCGGTGTTGGGTACTCAGTACAAAAACACCATGTAGAAAAATTACCCGTAATAAGTAAGCCATACCCAAAAAGAAAACGAAGATTTTTAATTGGTGATTCAATTGAAGGTTGGGCTGACGCAATTAAAGTTTTAATGAAATCCTATATGAATGGTGGTGGGTCTAGAGTAGAATTTGATTTCACAGACATTAGAGCTAAAGGAGCTAGATTAGTGACATCAGGAGGTAAAGCACCAGGACCACAACCACTTAAAGAATGTTTACTTAAGATAGAAGGTATATTATTAGAAAAAGAAAATGGTGAACAATTAACTACATTAGAGGTACATGATATTATCTGCTATATAGCTGATGCTGTATTAGCTGGTGGTATTAGAAGAGCAGCTTTAATTAGTCTATTTAGTGCTGATGACGATTCTATGATATCTTGCAAATCAGGTAACTGGTGGGAATTAAACCCACAAAGAGGTAGAGCAAACAACTCAGCTTGTTTAATGAGACATAAAATTACTAAAGAATTTTTCATGGACCTTTGGAAACGAGTTGAGTTATCCGGTGCTGGTGAACCTGGTATATATTTAAACAACGATAAAGATTGGGGAACTAACCCATGTTGTGAAATTGCGTTAAGGCCATATCAGTTCTGTAATCTGTGTGAAGTTAACGTTTCAAATATCGAATCACAAGAAGACTTAAATGAACGGGTAAAAGTTGCAGCTTTTATAGGTACACTCCAAGCTGGATATACAGCATTTCATTATTTAAGAGAAGTTTGGCAAGAGACCACAGAGAAAGACGCTTTAATTGGGGTGTCAATGACGGGGATTGGTTCTGGTAAAGTTTTTGATTATGATATGAAAAAAGCTGCTAGTTTAGTTAAAAGAGAAAATACTAGAGTTTCTAAATTATTAGGTATTAACCAAGCAGCTAGAACAACAACAGTTAAACCAGCTGGAACAACATCATTAACGTTAGGTACATCATCTGGAATACATGCTTGGCATAATGATTATTATGTTAGAAGGGTTAGGGTTGGTAAAAATGAGTCAATTTATGTTTATCTAAATATTAACCACCCAGAATTACTAGAGGACGATTACTTTAGACCTCATGATACAGCTGTGATTAGTATACCACAAAAAGCACCTGAAGGTTCAATACTAAGGACCGAATCACCTTTTGACCTATTAGAAAGAGTTAAGAAGGTTGCTACAGAATGGGTACGTTCTGGACATAGAAAAGGGTCTAACAGTCACAACGTGTCTGCAACAATAAGTTTGAAAGAAGATGAATGGGATACGGCTGGTGAATGGATGTGGGAAAATAGAAATTACTACAATGGACTATCTGTGTTACCGTATGATGGAGGTTCGTACATTCAAGCTCCCTTCGAGGACATTACAAGGGAACGATATGATGTGTTGATGAAACTATTAACAGACATTGATTTAACTAAAGTTATAGAATTGGACGATAATACTGATTTATCTGGGGAATTAGCTTGTTCTGGGGGTAGTTGTGAAATTGATGTGGATTTAAAATCGTTAAGTGTGGACACTAAAGAAATAGAAACAATTGAAACACAAATTTAGTAAGGAAATTTTATACCACTTTAACTGTGGTAAATGTAAAAAATGGTGGTCAGTTGCTGATTACCATTTATTTTCTAATAAAACACCAAAAAAAGAAGAAACGGTACCTAATTCAATAACTTGTCCTTTTTGTGAATATAAAGAAGAATTAGAAGGGGTTGATATTTATAATAGTAATGAAACATCTAATTAAAAATATATTAAGAGAAGAAACTTATTGGCAAACAAGTGATGACGATAAATGGAATAGTTTAGAAAAGGACCTAAGATACGTTGTTGAACGTTTAATTGACCGTCATAAAGATAGTTGGGATGGTGACCAGTATGCTGTTATGGGTGCTATAGAACAGGTATTGGAGGGTATGTTTCAAAAAGTAGAGCGATAATTTAAACGAAAGTATTTATTTAATATGACAATAGCTAGAGAAAGATATGGTATCGCGTTTCCGTTCCAAAATAGTGACAGTGGACTGTTTTTAAAAACAACAACAACTGTCGCTGAAGAAACTAAAACCGATTTAATTCATTTAATATTAACTAGGAAAGGGTCAAGGTATTTTTTACCCGACTTCGGAACAAGATTGTATGAATATATTTTTGAACCTATGGATAGTCAAACGTTTCAAGCTATAGACTCAGAATTAAGAGATGTGATAAAAAAATACATACCTAATATTATAGTAAACGAAATAAAAATACAAGATTTAGAAGATGCGAGAGAAGAAGAAAGGAGTAACGGGTCAGTCAACCACCCTTCTTTAGCTTCTAATGATAGTACTTTAGATAATAATTTAGACGATAGAATTTATAGGGTAGCTGGTGATGGTGCTGAAGAATACACTACTAAAATTTTTATAGATTATAGTATAAAAGATGATGTTTTTGGTACTAGAGACTTTATAATTATAAATTTATAATATGGCAGAGAAAAAAATAGCTTACACTGAAAGAGATTTCTTAGGACTAAGAAATGAATTACTTAGATTAACAAATATCTACTATCCTGACTTAATTAAAAATTCCAACGACGCATCTATATTTTCGGTATTTTTAGATTTAAATGCTGCCGTTACAGATAACCTACATTTTAATATAGATAGAACTTTACAGGAAACAGTTTTAGATTATGCACAAGAAAGAAGTTCTATTTTTAATATAGCTAGAACCTACGGACTTAAAATACCGGGAAATAGACCATCATTAACACTTTGTGACTTCTCAATAGTAGTACCAGCAAGAGGGGATAAAGAGGATAGTAGGTATTTAGGGTTTTTAAGGAGAGGAGCACAAGTAAGGGGTGGTGGACAAGTGTTTGAATTAATGAATGACTGCGACTTCTCAACACAATATAATGTAGAAGGGGCTGTAAACAGAACAAAAATTCCTAACCGTAACTCTAACGGTGTAATACAAAATTATACAATTACTAAGAGAGAAGTTGTTGTGAATGGGGTGACAAAAATATTTAAAAAAGAAATAACAGATATGGACAGCAAACCGTTTTTTAAGTTATTTTTACCTGAAAGAAATGTGTTAGGTGTGACAGCTGTAATGCAAAAAGAGGGTTTAGGGTATACAAATTTACCATCTTCTTTAGAATTTATAACCGCGAGAGAAAATAAGTGGTACGAAATGCAGGCTTTAGCCGAATCAGAAGTTTTTGAAATAGACCAATCTACACCAGCTGATGACCCTGGTATGAAAGTAGGGAAATATATAAGGACAGATGATAAATTTGTAACAGAATTCACACCAGAAGGATTCTTTTTTCTAACATTTGGTAGTGGTAATAATAACTCACAAAAATTATTAGATGAATTCTCCAAGCATGGGGTTAATATAAATTTAAATAAGTTTATAAATAATGTATCTTTAGGTACTGTACCTAGACCTAACACCACTTTATTTATACAATATAGAGTTGGGGGTGGTAAAGCTTCTAATTTAGGTGCTGGGGCAATAAATTCATTAGGTGTTATAGATTTTGTGGTAGGTGGACCAGTATCATTAATAAACAGTAGTGTCTCAAACAGTCTACAGGTTACTAATGTAACATCTGCTTTAGGTGGGGACGACCAAATGTCAACGGAAGAAGTTAGAAATTACGTTACTTTTAATTTTGCGGCACAGAACAGAGCTGTCACGATAAACGATTATGTAGCAAGGATAAGAACTATGCCCGCACAATTTGGAGCCGCGGCAAAAGTTGGTGTTACAGAAATAGAAAATAAAGTTAAAATTGGTTTATTATCGTACTCCCCTAATGGTACATTAACATCTAATGTTAGTTCCACATTAAAAAATAATGTAGCTGAATATCTTTCTAATTATAGGATGTTAAATGATTATATAGAAATTTCATCAGCTAAGGTTATAGACATAAGTGTGGAGTTAGATATTGTTATCACAACAGAGGCTAATCAAGGCCAAGTTGTTTCCAATGTGATAGAAACTGTAAAAAAATTCTTCGATATTGATTCTCATGAAATGGGTGAAACTATAAGTCTTAGTAGTTTTTATAGTGATGTGTCACGCCAACCAGGGGTGTTAAACGTTATAGATGTTAGGGTGTATAATGAGGTTGGTGCCACATACTCAAATTCCATAACTACACAACCCATAGTTTCAGGGTCTACAATTAATTCCACTTACCAGATAGCCACTATAGACCAAACACTTTTCTTCTTACCGGATGAAATGCCACAAATAAAATATCCCGATATAGACATACGTGTTAGGGTTAAACAAATTAACAGGCCCAACTTCTCATAATTATTTACATAATTAACCAGACAACCTATTCTTAGTTTTGCAATAACAAGTATTTATTAATAAACAAAAGGAATGGTAAAAAGTTTAAGAATTAGAACTGAGGTCGGTGTGGATAAGGAAGTCACTTTAGATTTAAATCAAGAGTTTGACCTACTAGAGATTTTAAGTCTAAAATTACACCAAACAGATGTGTACCCTAAAGATTGTGCAAGATTTGGTGTTGTATGTGGTAGAGTACTCGTTAATGGGGGGTTTGGGCTACCAAACGCTAAAGTTTCTATTTTTATACCTTTAGATAGTGATGATGAAGAACACCCAGTAATAAGTTCTATATACCCCTACAAAACACCAAATTTTAGAAATGAGGAGGGGTATAGATACAATCTTTTATCTAGTGTACCTAACTACAAAGGTCACCAATCTACAGGTAGTTTCCCAACACTAGACAATGCACTTCTTAATCAAGAAGTTTCATATGTTTATGACAAATATTATAAGTATACCGCAAAAACTAACGATAGTGGTGACTTTATGATTTATGGGGTACCACTAGGAGAACAAAGTCTACAAATGAATGTAGATTTATCTGATATTGGGTGTTTTTCTATGGTACCAGAAGATTTTAAACTACAGGGAGAACCAGAAGGGTCTTTCGATGGTGCAGCATTTAAAACAAATTCAAACCTAGACTCATTACCTCAGATAGTAATGCTATCAAAATCAATAGATGTAAAACCTTTATGGGGTGATAAAGATTCTGGATGTGGTGCTACTATTACTAGAGCGGATTTTGATTTGAGAGATTCGGGAAGTGTGGAGATTAAACCTACATCTGTTTTTATGGGTTCTATGGCTACAGACACTGATAAATATTCTGTTAATAAGAATTGTAAACCTAAAAGAAAAATGGGTCAGTTATGTGACCTTTCACCCTCACAAGGTAAAATAGAATCTATAAGGTTTACCCCATATTTTAAACCAGACACTAGACCTTCGGGATATACAAATAATCCAAACCAAACAGAATTAGTACCAGTTTTAGAGAGGTTCGATATCAATGGTGGATACTCAATGGATGATAATGGGGCATTTTTAATTAATGTACCAATGAATCTAGATTATGTAATAACAAATGAGTTTGGTGAACAAGTAATTTCTAAAAAACCAGGAGTAGGGATACCAACCAAAGGTAAATACAGATTTAGGGTTAAACCTTTAGAAACAGCAGGGACAGCTAGACAAAGAAGAAGAGGAGCATTCTTAGTACCCCAAATAAAAGAACACACCTTAGAAAACATAGATTTTGAAAGTGATTGGCCTTGGAGTCAATTAGGGTTAGGTACACAACAACAATCCACAATGCCAGACCCAAGGTCATATTCCTTTTCTGTAGATTATTATGATTATGCGGAAGCGTCTGTGGATAATGGGGATATATTAACATGTAATGATGTTTTTTATGAGTTTTCATATTCTAAAGTTTACACTCTCGCATCATTCCATAATCATTGGAAGCACAGAGCAAAAGATGCGTTTATAGGGATAAAAGAAATACAACCAAGGGAAGAAGATGCGTGTGCAGGTCAAGCAATGCCATTCCCTATGAACACGGCAAATAAAAATGTAAATTTCCAGATAATAATTAATCAGTTTGTAACAAGATTCTTACAAGGGGTATATACCTTCTTGTATTATCTTATGATTTTTGTTTGTACTATAGTTGATTTTATTATGTGGATTGTAGGTTTAATCAAAAAATTCATCATTTGGTTATCCTGTTTAGCTTGTAAATTATGGTATGTCTTTAATAGAAAGAAAAAGAAGAGGAAATGTACTTGTCCTGACTGTATTTGTAATAAATCAACTGAAACATTAGATTGTAATTCTCTATTCGGTTGTTTATTTCTAAGAATAACAAAATATCCGGAATGTGATAAGTGTGGTTGTTTTTCTGACGCTATGAATGGTAGTGCTAGTAATGAATGTCAAGGTGGTCTACACGGTGCTGATGACGAACCAAATTTATTTGGACAAGTCAAAGACCAAGATTATATACCGTGTAATTCACCCACAAAAAGTGATAAAGGGTTAGACCAGGGATGTTATAGTATTTCTTGGGATAACATACTTACCGCTATAGTATCTATGATAAAATCAGACCCAAACGACCCATCAAAAATAGCAATGATTGCAGATTGGAGAAAAAGAGAAAATTTATTTAGGTCTATGTGTGATGGGTTAATGAATTATTTTTGGTCTAATAATTGGGTTGGAGGGTTTCTATACTCCTTCCAATTCAGAGCTAAAATAATAGGAAGTTCAGATGGTGAACATTATAGGTCTAAACACTGTGAGGAAGTTGTATTTTTTCATGCAAAAGACCAAGAATACTATTATAGGTGTACCCCTTACCAATACGATTTAAACACAGGTCTTGGTAATTTTGTAGGTGGACCAACATATGACGCTAGAAGACCTTTATTAATATCTGCGTTATTAGGTGGGCCTATTGGTATATTTTTAAATGCTATTTCAGCCGATAAGGCAGCGGGAGCAAATATTAAAAATTTACATTGGCCTACTACAATATTAGATTTAGGACCTGTAAAAACAAATATAGGAGAAATATGTAGTGAGACTGGTGGGATGGCAGAAAGTTGTTCTATTGGACCTTATATTGGAGCTACAACATTTGATGCTGCTGGTGATTTTATGTTTGACGCGATTAATGAGATAGTTAACTATAATACTGGGTTGTTTGAAAGGATAACTCTAAGAACCCCCTTTAGAAGAAATGGTGACGGTTGGTTAGTACCAGGTAGGAGAAGAGAATTAGGTGGTGGGATGGCTTCTATAATTTCACAAATGAACGAATTAGGGGCAGAAGAATATGACACACCACAAACTAAAGAAGTGCAATATTTTGCGTCACAATGTAGCCCACCAGATTGTAATCCAGCAACACAGTATACAGCACAAAATTTAAGTTGGGATTATGCTCCAGCAGGTGGTGGAACTAATCCAGGTGGAAGTCCACCTACAATGTGGGATACTGATTGGCCTAACGATACCTCCATACCTACAATAATGCCCACAAACTCTTTATGGCCTTCTGGTTGGGACCCACAAGGGTTAAATCTATGGTTATCACGTTCAACTAGTGTACCTGGTGGTGGTAGTGACGATAGTGTGCAATTAACAGTTGCGTATTTAAGTGGTGATTCGGTTAATCCGTCAGCTGAACATCTTAGAGAATGTTTGGTGGAAGTTAATAATAACACATCACAGGTCGTACCATTCTTCCCATGGGGAAAAAACGGTGCAGGATATGGGAATGACCAATATGTTTGGGGAGATTGGGAAACAGAAGAAACAGATATGATTGTAGGTGATATACAAAATATTTATAGTTGGACAATGAATAATGGTACCGCAATACCAACCACAACACCAATATCACCAAATCAAACAGAAGGCAGACTATCACTAGGTAGTGGGTTTCATTATTATTTTGGTTTAATACCTGGAGCTACTTCGTATGATACTTTTCTAAAGAAATATGTACCAGCGACTAAAGATGAGATAGGTGATGATTACGTAATAGTATAATGAGATATCCAGAAGGTTTACATATAGTTAGAGGTTCACAAAAATATATAGGAGCTCAAGATAAGGATATAATGTTACCGTATACCCTAGAGGCAACTAATAGAGCGTTAATCGAAGGTGAAAGAAACTTAGTTTTAAACTTAGCAGACCAATACGGTCGAGAAAGAGAAGAAAGTTACACTTATAGATTATATGGGAAAATAAACGTACTAACAGACAATTCAATTTCTGGGTGTAGTTACGACTCACAATTTGTATCTAATCATTTATATTATGACCCAATTGTGATAGCTGAATCTGCTGTTGCTTGTGGGTATCCCTCTAATGAATTCTTTAATTTTATAACCTCCACTGGGTTAACTTCAGCTCACAACTTCCAAGAACTAAAAGCAAAAAAAGATAATTGGATAATTTACGAATCGTATGTTAAAGATACAAAAATTGACCAACCTATGGAATATAGTATAGGTGAAAAAGATAACAACGGGGTGTATAGTTATAATGGTGTTTCTTTTACGTCCGGAGATGGAATACCATTCTATATTGAAAATGTGGTGGTACAAGGTAAGGCGGCTATTAAGTTCGTATGTCCTATGGAACACGGATTAAATGAAGGAGAATATATTCAGTTACAATCCAACCCAAACATAAATACGATTGGAGCTGTTGGTCTTGTAACTACTATAAATAATGAAGTAACGTCACCAATTTTTTCTTTAGGGGATGAGACTTTAGATAGTGAATCTAAAGTTTTTACAGTATTATTACGTGATACAGACCTAACACTTGTTGATAATGATTTTGGTGTCTTTAAAAGATTAATAAATCCAGACAATATTAATGAGACATTATCTAGTTATTATGTGCATGTACACACTATACTAACCAAACCAACAGACCACGTACTAGATAAAACCTCTTTTGAACTAGGTATTTACTCTAAAAGAGAGAAAACTTTTATAGGTGAAGACGCACCAATGTTAGGTGTTACACATAAAGTAATTAAAGATGAGTATAAATCCTACTTATGGAATTTCACCAATGATTTAGATGTTAGTGACTATTCGGATAATTTAGGTAGACCACTTCTAAATTTGTACTTAAGTGTTTTTGCTGTTAACGAAACTAAAATTTGGAAAACCACGTTTGGTAGTTGTGTTGGGGTAGGTTGGGATTGGAATTTCATCCCAACAGGCATTCCAGACCCATATCCCAATAACAAAAGAGAAGACAATCTTACAACACCTTGGAATTTACCACAAAGTGGTGATACTTTCCTTGGGGCTTTTGTCGAGTATAATGAATGGGATTTAACAGAAAGAATTATATCGGAAGTGCACCATAAATTAACTTACAATGATGTTATGACGGATGGGTTTTCTTTTTACGACCCAGGATTATATGGTGATAGTTTTGATGAAATAAAAGGTGGGTTCTATTATCAACCACACCACAGAATACCTATAAGAAAATTATCTGAAGCCCCATCCGTAAACGAAAATTTTGAATTTGTACCGCAATATGCAACATATTCTATGTTCGAAAATCAATTTAGGTGGAGGCCCATGTTGCCTATAGGGTTTTATGAAACCAAAACTCATGGTGTTGACTATGCTTTTGTAAATGGAGCACACTACCCCTACACCAACTTGATATTTAAAATTAAACCAATAATAATCGATAAAGATTATCTAACACCCCCTTATATAAGTTTACCAGCAGATGACTGTGAATAGAGTAAGAATATTAAGAAGTGATACTGATAAAAAAGTAACACTACCTATTGCAAATGACTTTGACGAATCTTTAGGAAGAGAACAATTAATTAAATTGTATGAAAGGTCGGAGATGCAAGACAGTGTCAACATAGTTCAAGATTTTGAAACTACTAGGTACTCACCAGATACTGATAACGTAGATAAACATATAGTTTATGATATGGGATTTAGTTTAGTCTCCACACCAACAGGAAGTAGTTCAGACTATATTCCCGATTATTCGGTGGTGGGTATAACCCACCCAGATATTGTAGATAGAAAAAGTAATTTTACTAGAAGTTTTTTTAAATTTGATTTTTATGATACAGCAGACCCTCAGAAACAAAGGTTATATTTTTCGATAGTAAATCCAGCTAATAATGGTAAAAGTTTTTCAAAAACAGGAATGTTTTCCTCTCTAATAGAAATATCCAACGACCCAACCTCAATTAACTATGACCCAATAACCTATAGAGCCGCAGAAATTGAGGATTTAGAAGATGGGGTGTTAGTTGGTCCCCCATATTATTATGATAAGTTAGAATCTTCTAGATTTGAATTTTCCGCAGTTGGGAGAAATACTGAAAACTACTACATACAATGGTTAAAAAATAGAGAATTAGTAAAATATAATGTGTTTTTTATGACCTGTAAATTTTTTAACGCTGAAACAGGTAAAGTACATAGATTTATAAATAAAGTACAACCACTAAATACATATAATTTAAGTATACCTGAGTATTACTACTATCAGATAACTTTTGACCCTGTTAAATTTACATATATGTTTAATGAATATGATGTAGCTTTATATAATGGAAATAACGGATTAGGCCCTAAAGTGGGAGGTGATTTTTTAACTCCCGTAAGATTTTACGAATACATAAACCCATAATGGAAATTTATAGATATAAAATATGGACTGGTAATATACCAGGAGTTTATACGGAACCTTGTGAAGATAAAAAATTGGTTGGAGTTAGAAGAAACGCACCAAAACCCCCAGATAACCCATCAGATTGTGACGCTTGTAGTGGTTTAGGAAACGCAACTACAGTCATAGACGCTTGTTTGGACTGTTGGACTGGCATGATTAACCCATGTTGTCCAGATAACAATACAAATTGTTGTGGGTTAATTATAGATGATTGTGAAAAACTACATGCTATGGAGGTGGAAGACCAAAATGAGTACTGTGCAAAATGTTATAATAATAGAAAAAATTTAAAAGAGTGGGAGACTAACTTTATATCAAAAGCAGCTAGTAAAGCCATAACCCCAATATTCACAGACCCACGCAACTTATGTAAATGTTGTAATAGAACAAAGAAAAATAGTCAAGATTCTATGTTATCCATATTTCTAGACCAAGATTTTAACGATATAGGTCATTATTCTATGTGGGACGGAGAAATGGAACAAGATGATACTTTTTCTAACTTTACAGTTGTGGGGGATACCACTAACCCGTATATGGTTAGTTTAAAAAATAGTACAGAATTTAGATTTTTTAAATTTTTAGAAAACATACAATATACTATAGACTGGGGTGACCCAGCTATGCCTCCAACCACAGTTACAGCACCATTAGATACTGTTATAGCCACGTATCCTAACCCAGGAACATTTATAATAAATGTAAGAATGTCAGCACCATGGGGTGTAAGTTCAGTATCACATAGGGTAACAGTTCCATTTCAAACAGGAGCACAACTATGGTCTAATTATATTTCAGCTGGAGGTTTAACTGGGCAAACTTACACTTTTATCCCACCAGGATTTAGTACGCCGGTAAGTATGGATTATGAATTTTCTGATTGGGGACCATTAGATTCTGGATTAGACATTCATGGGTATATGACATCTAATTACGGTTCTACACCATACCCGATAAATGGGGTGACTCAAAGTATGATATCAGCTTTACAGTCTTATAATACCACATCTACACCTGGTTTACCACCGGGATATGTTCAAGGAAACACAGTTGTTGTTGCTGGACAAGTTCTAATGCCAGACGGAAGTTATGTTGATAATCTAACAGGACAGATAGATAGTTTTAATTCTGTAATGACAGCTTACACAATTACAAATGGTACAGAAGTGTTTCAGATGATGGACCATATAAATGGGGAAACAGTTTTTTCTACTGTGGGTTATGGGATGAGTGCTGATGATTTTTTAACCAGAAAATGTGGTTTTTCTTTACAAGGGGCATGTGACATATGTAATGTAGACCAGATTTATTTTGATGGTAATAGTTACATAACACAACCAGTGAATAATGATAGGGGTGAATGGGATGTTCTTGAAGATTACGAACCTAAAGATTATGTATACTATGATGGTTGTTGTTTCTTTGCCCTTACTAACATATTGGCAAATAATAGCCCACCAAACATCCTAGACGCAAATTCAGTATTTTGGAGAGTGTGTCACGGTTCTTGTTTTATAGAAGATTCATTACCATCAAGATATATGTGTGTAGACGGTACTTGTATCTTAATTTCACCTAGTAGTAGTTATTACAACACTGCAACATTTATTGGAAGCCCACCCAGCACATCAAACGCGTTAAGTGATTGTATTAACTACCCATGTGTACCAACAGGTGGTCAGGTTATGCATTATGAGTGTGAAGATGGTGCTTGTGTGCAAGTTACTCCGGGAGCTACGATTCCATATAACTATGGAACATGTACTTACCAGGGACCAACAGCTTTAACGGATTGCCAAGCGGATGTTTCAGCATTACTCTGTACCAACACAAGTGGTGGTATAAAGTATGATTGTATTTACAACTCAACATCAAACACATCTTCCTGTTTTCCAGCGTCAGGAGGTTTTTACCCAGACTTAACAAGTTGTCAGAATACCTGTGGTGGTTCGGGTAGTGTATATGATTGGTATTGTACAGAAGAAATAACATCTGGACCTGATGGTACATTAGGAAATAGTGATGATGTTTTAATTAATGTTTGTAGAGGTGTCGCGGCCGGAGACCCAGTACCAGCTAATGCTGTGACAGGTATACCATATTCGACATATGCGGATTGTCAAACAACATGTATAAGTAATAATGACTTATGGTTCTGTATGTGTAATGCAACATTTGAAGGGGTTCAGGTTCCTTTAACTCCTGGACAATTTGGGGGTCAATACTGTGTAAATTGGCCTAATGCTCCTTCTGGTACCGCTGGTGGTTTTGGGACTCAGATAGATTGTGAACAAAATTGTCTATCATGGGACTGTGATGATAATACGGGTGTGTGTACACAAAAAGACGCCACCAATACTTCACCAGGGCAACATTGTTCTGAATTCCTTGGTTTCTTTGGTACTGAAATTTTAACTGGTGGTCCTACTAATGCCATCCCAATTACAGCTTGTGATGTCGTTTGCACACTACCAAGTACACACATATGTTTGACGGGTGGACTTGGTAATTTTGGAAACTGTACAGAAGTTGATGTAAATGATACCACATATGTAAACCCAAATCATGCTGCACTTGGTGGAACAGGTATTGATTGGGTTACAGCAAATAATTGGCTAGGTATAGCTTGTAATGAAATAGATGAAATTACCTGTAATTCACCTCTAAGTCAACAATGTGGTCAGGGTTGTGGTCCTTGTGACGCAAATCCTAGTACAGATGCACCATTTGTAGCTTATTCTGCAACCACACCTTATATGTTCTATGATACTGTAATTTCATACCAGTTTAACGGTTCCACCCAGAATAGTGAATACAAATATTTCTACGACCCTTCACCAGTTTGTGATGATGGGCTTGGAATGCAAATTGGTACTTCAGCTCCATGGATAGGAATCTTTCTTTGTAACCCGAATACCACTGACATGGATACATGTGAAGACCCCATCGCAAATTCAGCTCAAAACCATCCATGTATGAACCAAGTTGGTATGGTTTGTAATAATCCACCTCTACAAAATGTCCCACCACCAGTAGATATAGCGAAATCAAGATTAGATTCGGGGACCTGTTGGGCACCCTGTGTAATATAAAATATAAAAATATAAGATATGTCAAATACAGCACCATGGAGTTCAGTACAATTTAATAGTGAAGGACCTAACGCGATAGGTACAATCGTCGATGGGATTGGAAATGCTGTAGGTATTGTAGGAAGAGTAGTTGTGGGTACACAACAAGACCCGAATTGTACACCTGGACAATGTTGTCCACTTGAAGGTTGGGCTGGTTGTTTTGCTATGGAAAGGTCATTATTTGTGGACTATACCACCCCAACCCTTAACAATGGTAATTCTAACCCATGTCACGCAGTTGGTTGTTCAGCACCTGCTAATGGAACTTGTACACAGACACCACTCGGTTCCCCAGGTACAGACCCAATCCTCTCATGTTCTAATAATTGTCCTAACCCCCAACCAGATAATTGTACATATGGTGAGTACTATTCAGCCCTCCCAAATATAAATTACCAATCAGGGTTCCCTGGTGCACAATGGTTAGTGGTTGCGGGTATGACTCCAGCTGGAACGATAGATGGTTGTGTTGAGATTATAGATATAGTGCACGATGAAGCTACTTGGACTAGTGGACAAGTTGATTGTCCTAGTCCTTTTACGAGGGGAGATGGTATTTTTGCTAATGATGGAAATAATGGTGGTTCTAACGCACCAAATGGTGGTTTAATAAACTATACAGATTTAAGACTTTTAGCGACAGGTGGTGACCCAGTCACAAATGTAGAAACAAATTGTAATAGTTGTGTAACCAATGTTTTAGGGTGTACGGACCCACTAGCTATCAATTACGAATATAATTGTGCAGGTACATACGTAGGGATACCAACTATAGACGATGGTTGTTGTATATACCCCGGATGTCCTAATAGTTCATCTCTAAATTGGAGTCCACCAAACATTAATGGGTGTGGTACAATTTCTAATGGTAGTTGGGTAACCGGAGGACCAAATAATGAAGACTGTTGTGAATATCCCGGTTGTTTTGATGGTACTTTAATATGTGATACATCGACCCCAATACCAAGTACTGGTCAACCAGGACCTATTGGTTGTGTTGCAAATTATCAAGATGATTGTAATGGGAACTATACAGGCCCACCACCAAGTGGTGGGGTTTTAATCGCAACAACAGACACTTGTTGGACAAATGGTTGTTTTTATGTTGGTTGTCCAGATTCAGACGCTTCTAATTATAGTCCTGGTGCTCACGGTTGTGTTTTCCCACCCACATCTGGGTTTGATGATGTAGCTTGTTGTGAATACTTAGGGTGTGACGACCCAGCATCCCCAAACTATGGAGACTCGTGTAATGGTTTATTTAACGTTATTAACGATAAAAATGTATTACCTACGGGCCCATGTATTCCAGATAATTGTGAAGACCCAATAATAGTAGGGTGTATGGATGACGGATGTTGTGTAGATGGTACAATTAACTTAGTAGACCCAACCTCTACAGGACAATGTCCAAACGGTACACATTTATGTCCTACCACAGGTGGGGGTCCTTCTATCAGTAGTAGTTTCCCACCTGGATGTACTCCAGGAATAGATTGTATTGATTGTAATTATGACCCAAATGCTAATGAACATGACCCTAATATGTGTGCATGTGAAGGTGGGTATTACTGTAATATAGTTAACAATCCAGGGTGTAGTCCTGGTGTTGACTGTTGTATAGATATATACCTTTCTTCGGTAATACCACCTTATGTTTGGTCAGGACCACCTATGTTTGGTCCATGTACTGATGCTGCTTCATGTGCTGCGGCATTAGCTGATTGTAATACAATTTGTGCAACACCTGAATTAGAGGATTGTGTTGTCTTTATGAACGATAAAGAAGGCAATGTTTATTTTTATGGACCACCCAACCCACCAACACACACTACTTCATCTGACTTGACATTCTTATTTAGAGATGAACAATTTGATGAAAATCTTTTTGGACAGAATTATAAGTACGCTACAGGTTCTTGGGATATAGCAAACACAGTAGACAGACTATGGTTATATAGTTGTAGGGTTGTTAACCCAGCAACAGGTAATGATATTTTTATAGATGCAAATAGTGGTTTGGAGTGGGAAAGTGATAATATACCACCAGGGATATGTGATGCGAGTAATCCCTGTAAAAATAAAGGAATAATTAGAGAATATACCATTACCCTACCAACATTCACGGTTGGTGACGGTGCGACGATGGTACCACCTCCAGTACAGAACCCTACATATAATAGAGATATAGATATTACTGACGTATGTTCAAACGGTTACGACCTTTCTCTTGACAACCCTACCAGAGTAAATGATTTGGGTGAACCACTTTATCATCTGGGTAATGCGTTAGTTGCGAGAGACAATAACACTTTAATATCTGCTGGATGGACAGTCCAAGATATCGATATTACAGGGCCTATAGGGGTTTCAACTGAACTATTCACATTACCAAATATGATGTGGCCATCTTTTGGTACCGGAGCAGCTACAACAACTCAACAAGGAGAAGCTATTGGTGATATTATTTTGGATAAAAATAGTGGTGATTTAATTATTACATATTATGATACTTGGCCAAATAATGGTAAATTAGGTAAATTTTCACTAGGAGCTGGTACTGGTATAGAAATGGGGACCAGTGCAAATATTGGGAGTACATGGTGGGAAATACAAGTACAGGCATATCCGACAAACCCATACTTATTTGGGCTATTTACTTGGGACTATGCTGGTACATTAAGTTGGTACGCTGCAGGAGCTACTGTAAATGGTGCTGAGGTATTTGATATGGATGTGAGTAGTTTAGTTATAGACACAACAACACCAATAGGAAACGTAACCACAGTTTCTTCGGGAAAACCATCAAACCCTATATATGGAGCGTCACAAAAAGATGGGTGTACCCCTATAGACGAAGAAGGTTGTTTAGATTCAACCGCGATAAACTTTAATATGTGTTGCCATCCGTTCCCAGGGTGTCTACCAACAATCCACAATCAAGAGTGTTGTGTGGAACCACCAGAAGGGCGTGGGGGGTGTTTACCTAGACTAACAAAACAAGAGTTTATGATGAATGTTGTGCAGAAACCAGAAACGCAGTCAGATATATTTATTGAAAGAGGTAAAGTTTCAGTTTTTGAAAGACCACAGAGATTAGCTCAAACATCCACAATTGGAGAACTAGAACTTCACGGTTATGGATATTATAATATTTTAATACAAGAATAATATGGCTTTAGGAAATTATGGGATTAAAAGACCAGCTGACGTATCCCCAAACGATGTAGAAATTTTATATCATTATCAAGCTACTAGAGATGCTGGTAGTAGTTTTACATTGGGGACATTACCCTCTACAAATCTAACATACCACGTACATAACGCAACAACAGCTTTAAATCAGTCAAGTGCTGTGGCTGGTAATACAATTTTAGGTGGGTTATATGCGTTAAATTTACCATCTACTATTTTTAGTAATAAAGGGTATTATACAGTGTATATAAGACCGGTAGAAATTAGGACAAAAATATTAGATTGTGGTATATTATCAGCTTTACCTAATGTAAAAGGTTTGGTTATTGATTTAAATCAGGTTCCACAACAATTTAAAAATAGGTTTGTTAATAGTGGTTTAGTTGGGTATAGAATAGAATATATGAATTCAGAAGCAAAAGGTACTAAGATACCTAATTTCTTTAGGGTTGTAACATCTAGTTTTTATTGTGAAAGAGTTCAAAATACAGCGGCAAACCCTAATAAAGTTTCCCCACGATACGCATATACAGATTCACCATCTAATCTAGTATTTCTAACACTATCCCCTAGTAGTGCACCTACAAACCAACCAAACGCTATACCAGATATAGGTAAATCTGGACAAAATATTATAATAACAAACACTTATTTTAACCCAGTAGTTTTAGAGGTTGAGATGGCGGACCATGATTTTGACACTTTAGCGATTGGACTTTATGGTAATCAAACAAAATCTATAGAAGATGGAATCTATACGATGTATGATTTATCCGGTGTTAATAACATTTATAAACAATATAACCTATTTGAAATTAGGGACCAATTTGATGAAAACTTATTTGAGGTTAGACAGGATAGGGGTAATCAGATTGATTTTAGTAAACAATTTGGTACAATAATTAGTTAATAATGACAGATAAAAAGAAATTTTATTACCCACCAGCACCACCAAGTGGAGCAGGAACATTTAATGATGATTTAGTGGGGTTCCAATACACCAAAGGGTCCGCACAGATGACGTTGGGAAATTTCAATATAACCGACAGCTCTTCATCTTCACAAGATAGAGAATTTAACTTAGGTGGGTTTTCTGGACCAATAACACTAGAACAATTAAGCGCTGGGGATACTAATCTAATAAAATATAATTTAAACAATAGTCTTTTAGTAGAATTTAACTATGACAATAGTGATGTTACTAAATTTGTACAATACGGTTCTTTAAAAGATAGATTTAGAGTTGCAGCTCAACAGATTGTTAATTTTTTTCCAGCCGCACTATACTTTAATGGTGTAAATGAAGTTACCCAGAACCAAAGTAATACCGTAGAGACTATTTCTTATGATGTTGTACATAATAGAACCACACTAGTAATATCCAAATACCAAATATCTAACCCATTTGATATTGAATTTACAGATGCTGGAGAATTAGAATTCGGTGATTCACTAACTATGAATTATTTAACCGATGACCCAACAACTGGCAAAATTACCGACACCACTATTAAAGCAAAAACAGGCAAAGTTTCTCCTCTTAGAAATTTTTCTAAAGAATATAGTAGATACTGTTTAACTTTTAATGGTAGTGGGACAACTAACTATACCGTACTAGACTACACACCTATTGAGGACGGGACTAATAATTTAACCATCGTAATATCTGGTTCACCATTTGGAACCACAGCAACATCATCCACTACTAAATTTTATATAAAACCTAATAGTTTTGAAACTCAGACCGAATTTAATAATTTTGATGCTGTAGAAAAATTCTTATTAAACCAAAAAAGTGTTCCACAATATAAAGCAGAAATAAATTTACCTAGGCAAACAGATAATGGTCGAAACTATATTTTAAAAGAAAATGTTATATGGGAAAAACAAGACCTTTGGAATATAGATGTTAGTACTCAAAAATATACCGACTATTTACAAAAATTAGTAGGTATTGGGGATGAATTAGATGACTATAAAACTAATTTAGTTTCTAGATTTTTAACTACTGGGGCATTAAAAGATTTTGACTCGGATAGTAGAAAAGTAGAAAAAACATTACAAATATACGGTAGAAGTTTTGACGACACCAAAAAGTTTATAGATGGTATCGCGTACATGACCAACATGACATACGATGGTAAAAATAACGTACCAAACCAACTACTAAGAAATTTAGCAAAGATGTTGGGTTGGAAAACACCATCCACCACCACTAAAGAAAAGTTTTTAGATACGGTACTAGATAGGTACGAACCACAGTATTCTGGTGAATCTATAGGTATGACACCAGCAGAATTGGACATTGAAGTGTATAGAAGAATTTTGATGAATACAGCATTCTTATTCAAATCCAAAGGTACTAGAAAAGCTATAGAATTTTTATTTAGATTTATTGGTGCACCTGAAGCTTTAACAGAATTTAATGAATATGTTATTTTAGCAGATTGTAGAATTAAGATGGGTAAAGCCTCACCAGCAAAAGACCCTAGATGTAATAAGTTATTTGCTTTATTAAACGCATCCACTAATGGTGGTAATGGTATTAAATGTCCCCCAGGACAAATATGGGACCCGGTAGATGAAAGATGTGAAACACCACACCCGAAAGGACCAAAATTTAGTAACGTCCCACGAGAATCTGGGTTAGGTACGACACAACCTAATGGGTATGTACCACAAATGGGTGGTCCAACACCAACCAACGCAACATCATCAGTTTCCCAGATACAACAAGCGTTATCACTTTTAGGTTGTGAAGACGATGGAACACCAGGATTCTTAAACAAATTTCAAAAAATATCAGGTGGGGTAAGTACCACACAACAGTATATACTTGACCTAACCACTAACAATACTTTATTATCTTCTACAACTAAATCACACGGTTTTGTAAGAGAAGACTACCCTATAGATGAAGAAGGATACCCAACCAAACCTAGAGAGACCACACACTATTATTTCCAAAGAGGAGCTGGGTGGTTTGAAGAGACTGAAGAACACCATGGTGTTACAATTATTGATATGGATAATTCTGTTCTATCGGGGTGTACACCTAAGGTTGTTACAAAGTTAAATCAGTTTAGTTGGGGTGGTTTTTTTGGGGATTTACCACTTGGAGTTACATCTAACGACCCCGGTGCTCCATATCTTGAAAGATTTAGAAATTTCCCACACATGCAACATATGGGTTTTGGTTTAAAAGCTGTTGTTGATGATAAAAAATCATGGGTTAAGATTGATAAAAGAAATGAAGATAGGGTGTACTCATTTGAAGATGTTAGATATGCTGATTACCACGTTCACGATGAAAGGTATGTTTTAAATGTTAAAAATGTTGATATATTTTTGAATGTAGGGCAAGCTTTAGTTTATGATGTTTGGCAACAATCAGTTTTAAGTGGTTGTCCTTTTAGTGGTGGACCACTACCACCTCCATACCCACAAAAAGGTGGGATTGATGATACGGTAACCCTTATAAACGGTAAGAACTATTCATTTAAAGAATTTGTGAATAGATTCTGGAGAACATTTATTAATGTAAGAAATAGACAAACTATAGATGATGGTAAGACAGGTGGGTACCCACTCTTACAAAAATTATATATTGATTACTTATCAGAGGTATGTGGTGAAAATAATCAATATACCTACACTAAAATGATAGATTACGCCCAAAGTTTAGGTACATACTGGATTAGAATAATAGAACAATTAGTACCAGCAACAACTTTATGGCAAGGAGGTGTGAAAATAGAAAATTCATTATTTCATAGAGACAAATTTACATATAAACATTACCCACTAAGACCACTACCAGGATTCAATAACCCAATAAAAACAGGGTATGTACCTGGGTGTACCGACCCTTCAGCTAGTAATTTTAATCCGCTAGCGACCCAATATGATGGTACTTGTTCTTATGACAGAAATGGGGGTACCGGACCTGCTGAGGGTAAACCACATACTCTAGGAGAAACTTTCCCGTGGGTAGGACTAACAAGTCCAAACACAGGGACTACTTGTTCGTCAGGTTGTCAAAATACTGGGGGTACACAAACAAAAATAGGACCAATAGAATCTACAAGTATTACTAAGTCTTGTGATTGTTGTTCTTTACCTGAAAATAGTATGGTGTTACAAATGAGACCATTAAGTGCGACTTGTAAGTCTGTGTGGCCTTCATTTATAGATTATAATGGTCATTCAGCTACAACATCAAACCCTGGTGTTAATAACAGTATAAATTTAATTACTAAAAGATTTGCTAGTAATGACTCTACAATAAATGGAGCTTACAATATACTTAGTACAATGAATAATAATATAATGTTTAGAGTTAAGCGAACTTTACCTTTAAGTAAGAATAAAAAAGAACCATGGGGTTATAAATTTGATTTAGAAAAAAATTATAACAATATATAATGGACACTATAGAAAATAAAATAAAAAATACTAACGATGTTGTAAGGTATAGTAAGAATGTAGACATAAGACAGGTAGCTGATTCTTTACAAGTAAAAGTATACGCCACAGGAACAGTTTTAGGTAAAAAATATAATAAATCTCAGTTTATTACGATGGATTATGATGTCTCTATGCCTGTACAACTATATGAGGTATATAGTGGGAAGGACATATTAGAAGCTTTCTTATATTTTAAAAAAGAAAATTTTAAATTAGGAGAATTTAAGGTTAATAAAACACCATTCCTATCAGATTTTATAATAAGGTTAAATATAGAGAATAATAGGACATTATCTCTAAAACAGATTGGTAATAAAAGAGAAAAGTCCTTATTAACAACAAAAGAATTTTATGTGGTAGGTAAGGAAAGTGCCCTAAACAAATTCAGTAGACCAAAAGGGGGTAAGACTCACAAAATAGAGATGGTGCTCCCAGGAATTACAGAAAATAAAGAATTCTTCAAACCATACTTAAATTTAGGGTTTGATGTTGATTTAAGGGTGTTTAGTACTACAGGACCTGTTACCAGTATATTTTTTAAATTAAATTTACCAAATCCACAATCAAATTTAGTAAAAAAATATTTTAAAGATAAAACTGGGGATGTAGATAATGTAATATTAGTAGAACCTAGAAGAATTAAAACTTTAAATACAGCACCTACAAGTTATGAAGTTATGGACGGTAAGGACTTAGAATTGGGGCAATTTAAATTTAATTATTTTGACTACTTCCAAAAACTAAATCAAGAATATACAGATTATTATATAAAATCATCAGAGGTGTATGTGGTTAAAAATGATGAAAATTATAATCTTAATATGGGTAATTTTTTAAAGAATAGTACTAAAGAAATACCATATAATGTGTCTAGAAAGTTAGACGGTAACACGATAAAACCATCAGCACCATATTTTGAAAAAGGATTAAAAAAATATCCATTAAATTGGGTGTCTGAATTACGTAATAATGAATATTTTAGTCAATTAAATAGATGTATAGAATTAACATTTTATTGTGAAGAACATTTGGATAGTTTTGACCAATCACTAAAAGAAAACCAAATAGCTAATTTAGAAACTTACACAACACAAGATGGTACTAATGGTAAAACCGGTTTAAAACCTAGAACTTATAACGGAATATCAGAATGGATAAGTAGGACTGATAATGATTATTTTAACGATTTAAGATTGCAATATAGCCCAGGGGGTAAATTGAAGAGTATGGTAATTTGCCCATCAAAAGAAACTAAAGTAGACGAATATATTAAAAAAAATATATGGGGTGGTAATAAGTGTAAGTGTAAATATTCTAATGGGTCAGACCAAAAACTAACAACAATACTATTAAATTCCACAGACGGTAATTGTGATGAGGTGTGTAGAAAAGCTTACAACACCAACAAGTATGAAAAGTGCTGGACCTGTGAAAAAACATACTATAGTCCTATAAAAGATTTAAGAAATGACTTTTTTGGGACTACGTACTCAACGATAAGAGAGTCATTTTCTGCAGCTACGAAATATACTGGATATACGTCGGGGGGTATTACAGGTAAAAATACATACGATATATATTTTTCTGGTAATGGATATACGGCCACCACTAGTTTAATGACTGGTGTTGCAATTCCTATTAATAATGTTACTAGGTTAGACCATAAACCCTTTATAGGTGTAAATTCACCTAGTTGGGTGCCATATAATTCATGGCAAAGTTTATCATCACAGACTGGGACCACCACGTCACTTTCAGGTGCAGGGGCACTAATAGTACAAAGTGGTGACCCAATAAACTACATGATTTATAAAAGTTTAAGTGGGGGCACATATAAATTTCAATACAGTGCTTATTTAGATATTAAGTATACCGACACAAAATGGTGTGAATATATTACCACTAATTATCTTTCGGGTGATACAAGTAGTATTGGGTATCCCGCTACAGAATATGAACTTAAAAGATTGATTAATTCTTCTATTATAGAGAAAGGATTAACTGAAGGTAATACAGTTAAAAAAGATACGGAAGGTATTTATTTTCCAGGAAAAAATGGATTAAATAATAATACCGGAATATTGGATTTTAATTTTGAAGTGTTTTTAGAAAAAGAAACCACTAGTGGGGTTACAAATAATGTGGTAAGTACAGTTGTGGGTGCCAGTCCAGTAACAAACCCATCAGCAAATTTATTTTTACTAAACCAAACAAATAACGTACAAAATAGTATGAGTGGGTTTAGTAATTGTTATGCTTCGGGCACTTCCGCAAATACTGTATTCCACACTCAGATACCTATAAAATTGGATAGTGGTCTTATAACTTTAATAAGTGGGGAGACTATAGTGTTAAAATATAATAGTATGTTCCAGGCAACTTCTAAGGTTGCGGGCGGTGTTGCAAACATAGAAATGAACTTAGGTCATAAATTAGACTTATCAGGTAGTGCGACGCACTCACCATTCTATAGAATCACCAAGTACAGCCCATCAACAGGTTTAACATCTAACTTAAAGAAAAAGTTATTTATGAACCCACAAAAAAAATCATCCCCAGAAAAATACGTCAATAATAAAAACGAAACACTAGAACAAACATCTAAAGGTTCGTTATATATAATAGACGATAAATACTCCCCAATCTCAACACCAATAGTTAATTCCCAGACTTTCCAAAGTCTTACTTTTGTAGATAATGAAAAATCAGATACCACACTAAATCTAAATTTAGAATCACAGGTACCTACAAATAATTGGGCAAAACAAATACAAAATAATAGTTTGGTGGATTACTACCTACCAAACCAAAAAGATTTAGTAGAAATAAAATCAGGAATTCTAATATTTAACTTACCTAGATACGACCAGAAAGAATCAACATTATGTAATTATAAATTTCCACAAATAAATCAAAGTTATGTTATAAAGAATACCATTTCTAACGTTAAAGGCACACAAAAAGACCATTTTATAGTGGTAACACCATCTGAATGTCTTTATACTCCATGTTTTACCCCTACACTACAAGAAAAAGTTGAATTAATTGATAGTGAGATAAAAATAAAAGAAAAGGTAGATAATGTAGATAACCAAATAATAATAGACGGAC